TAACACAAGTGCTTATCTACTACCAGAATACACAAATTCTGTAGTTACAAATAAAATTTCACAAATACAAAAAAGGCTGAAACCCACCGAAGTTGTATTCGGTTTTGAGGGTGATGCTACAGATGAACAAATAGGTTAATAAACAATAGGAGGTTATAATGGTTGAAGATACAAAATTCACCAAAGAGGAAATGGAAACAATTTCCAAAATTCAAGAAACATATTTAGAAATTCAACAAAAACTTGGACAAGTTAGTTTGAGTAAATTAAAGTTAGAACAACAAGCTGAAGCTATTGATAAAATGGAAGAAGAGCTTTTAGAAAACTTTAAAAAAACTCAAAAAGAAGAAAAAGATTTTGTTGATGGTGTTACAAAGAAATATGGTGATGGAACTTTAGATCCAGAGAGTGGAATTTTTACCCCAAATAAATAAATATTGATGGTTTGGAGTTTTTGATACATATTTATATATGAAATTATATATCTGTACAGATATAATTTTAATCGATTAAAATAAACTAAATAGGAGAAACCAAATGGCAGAAAAAATTATATCTCCAGGTGTGTTTACCAATGAGATAGACCAGTCATTTTTACCTTCCGCAGTTGCTGACATAGGAGCAGCTCTAGTAGGACCAACACTTAAAGGACCTGCTGGAATACCAACTGTGGTAACTTCATTTTCTGAATTTCAAAATAAATTCGGAGATGTTTTAAAGAGTGGTTCAAACTCATATCAATTTTTAACCTCACATACGGCTGAACAATATTTAAAAAATTCAAATACTTTGACTGTAGTTCGTGTTATGGATGGAACATTTGGACCAGCTACTGCTAGTATTCCTCAATCAGGAAGTGATGTTACAGGACAAAATTTTTCAACAGGTTCTTTCATTTTTAATGTCAATCCGTCCGGG